GGAGGGTTGGGACATTCTGGTAGGACTACCTAGATGAGCCGACACGATGCTGCCATAGCGGTACTGAAGGAGGAGCTTATCCGGCTTGAGGTGGCTTTCCGTCAGCCGGGAAGTGACATCTTCTATCGAGATGAAGACCTGCTGAACGGGTTTGAGCTTGCCATCTCAACCCTTGAGGCTGTGAATGACTGATTGTTTCTGGTGTGGAGCCCCGCTCACATCGAGCGGGGTTTGCACATCGTGCGCTTCAATCTTCCCAGTCTTCCCAGATATCCATCGGCTGCTGCCTGAAGGCGACAAGGATGGTGCCGACAGTCCAGCCGGCGAGCAACCCAAGCACACCTAAACCAGCCAAGACAGGCACAACCCACCAAGACATGCGATCTCCTAAACCCACGGTGGTTCGCCACCGAGCTTGTCCGACAATTTCCTGAGCGCATTCCTGACACGACGCCGGATCGTGGACTCGTGAGCCTGATAGGTGGCTGCGAGGATCTGCACATCCATCCCGCCATCAGCGAACCGGGCCTGCAATAGTTCCTGATCCTCTTCGGTGAGTGAATCGAGAGCGAACTTCACATCGACCAGCATCGCCAGCCGAGTGTTGCCCTCACCGGGACGTGACTGTGTACGTCCGTCCGTGTCATCCTCGAACGTGTTGAGGATCCAGTTGTCGTAGTCGTACACGTCGGGAAGCAGCTCGTGCAGGATCGCTTCGGAGTAGAACGCGTGGTCTTGCACCTGGGTGCGGGTGAGGATGGCTCGTTCCTTGGTTGCCCAGCGCATGCCGGCCCGGTACAGGGCCGTGCCCAGCTTCCCTGTCCCGACCTTTCCTTCTTCCCGCCAGCGGGACAACTTGTCCGGATGTGCAGCCATCCACAGGTACATCTCGGATCGGATGTCATCGAACTCGAGCAGGAAGCGTTGATTCCTGTGGACTCGTTTCGCTACACCATTGGCGATACGGATTTCCGTATCGGTGACCGTGGCTTCGGCTACCGCCATGAGTACTGCACCCCCTCGAACACGAAAGACTTGTTCATAATGGGGATGGGTTGGGGGATGACGGTCTGACCGTCCACGTACACGACTGCCCAGCCCTGCTGCCAGTTGTGGGTCTTCGTGTACTGCATGCCGGGGGAGCGCATGTCTACGAGGTTCCCGACCTCCATACCCCACAGGGTGCGGGTCTGGACCCCGTTGATAGCAAATGTTATCGGTTGATAGCCCTGGCGGTGAGTGTGCCCGATCACGCAGTTCATGCCTGTGCGCCGAACCAAACCTGCTGAAGTTGAGCCGGCCACCTGCACCACACCAGCCTCGTCACCATGCATGAGCAGGGTGTTCGGAGCCATCTTGAAAGCCTTCTTGTGATACGTGATCCCGAGTTCGGGGAGGCGTAGGAAGTTCTCCAGCTCCAATTCGGGGGCACCGAGCAGGCCCGGAAGCCTGCGCGTGATCGAGATCCACAACCGATCGCAATGGTTCGATCTCGAGATGTGCTGCACCTGAAGATCCTTGAGGATCTGATGCGTGAGGTCCCGATCCTTTCCGATGCTGCGTTCCCACTCCAACTCCGTGCCTTGCGCGTACTTGCTGATGGTCTGAAAATCCATCTCGTCACCGACGCTGACGACCATGTCGTCCTTGGTCTTGGTGTCCTCAATGCATTGGGCCACGGCATCGACCGCTTTACGGTCGCAGTACGGTACTTGCAAATCACTAATCACGTAGATTCGGCGCATAGTTTCGTGTCTCCAATTAGTTACGTGTCGCGCTCTGTCGCTACTGGCACGGTCAGTGCCGCCACTCCATGATGGAAGAAAACTGCATACGCGCCCTCTCCGTCTGAGAGGTACACGAACCCGTGCTGCTCGAGTCGTTTCGCAATCTCAACGATGGACACCTGCGCCATCTTGATCACATGCCCACTGACCAGATGCACGTTGACGATGGGATCCACCATCTCCGACACGTCAGGGAAGTCCGAGCTATCCATCAATGCACGCATCCAGGCACAGCAGGTAGCCAATTGCGTCGGTAAGATTGTCGGCCTTGTGGGCGTGGATCTCTCGAGCGATCTTGATTTGCACGGAACACAACGCCACCTGCTGCGGGGTCACCCGAACACCCAGGATGGGGGACCACAGGTCCGCGATCCGTTGAAAGTTCACGGACGGATGGTCATAGGCGGCTTGCCTGTCACCCGTGACCAGGCGCACAGCCTCGGTCGCCAGCTCAGCATTAATGGGCTTCATCGTTTCGGTGGTGGCACGAACACGGTGACCAGATACCTGGCCTTGTCCACCTTCACAACACTCAAACCCATCTCTTGCAATTGCCTGAGTAGCAGTTCCCAGTCCTGAGGGAGCATTCACACCATCACCATTTCGATCACGGCCTGACGGCCTGCCGACACATACACGTCATTCACGTCCATACCTGGGGGCATCGACACCGCCACAGCCGTATCGACCTCTTTGCACACGGTCTTCCCGAATTGGCGACCAGCCTCATCCCCGTCGCACATGACAATGACCCGGTTGTAGTCAGCCATCAGCAACTTGAAATGGTTCGCCCAATTGTTCGCACCGGGCACACCGACGGTAGGCAGTCCGCACATGGCTGAAGCGGTGATGCAGTCAGCCTCACCCTCCGTCACGTACAGGGTTGGGGACTCGATGAGGAGATCCTTCACGTTGAAGAGCTTCGTCTTCGCGCCTGGACGTGACAGGTACTTCGGGCCGTCCGGGGTGAGAGATCGGTAGCGGATGTCCACGACACCAGCGGGTGTCAGGTAGGGGATGGCGAGCCTGCCGGTGTAGTCGCTGTCGCCAGCATGTTCACCGCTCACGTAGCCGAGCCGGAACGTAGTCGCCGCCTCGTGACTGAAACCTCTTGCCTTCAGATATGGGGCGACCTGCTCCAGATCCTGTTGATACCGGGTGACTGTCTCCTCCAGTAATCTCCTCGCAGCGTCGGTAAGCTTCACGCCACCCACACCCCTCGTACTCTTTTACAACAGCAACCAGATCCCCTTTGAAACCGCAACTGAAACACGTGATACCCCCGGTGTCGTTGGACACGCGACACGATGGCGTCTTGTCCGGGTGAAAGCCACACCGCACTGTTTGCCATCCGCGTTTCGGTGTCGGTAACTGCCATCCGTACTTCGTTAACACCGCCCATAGGTCACCGCTTCTGTATGAATAGGAGGAGTTCTGCAAAGTCTTCAGCCTCAATCACGATGTAGGACTTGGATATGGGGTGGTTGCGCCGCTTGATGGCGGCGGCACCGATGACGAGGGATGCTGGCTTGGGGTCGTGTACGTGTCTTGCTTCCCAACGCAATGCTTCTTCGGTTGCTTCCCGCATGTACCCGCTGAGGTCAATGCTCTTTTCGTTCTTCGCTTCGATCACGACTGCTAGGTCGTGGACACGGATGACCTCGTCCCCTTCGTCGTCCTTGCCACGTCGTACTAGGCGCATGATCTGGAGGAACTTGGATCGGAAGAAGTTTTCTAGGTCGATCTCGAACCCTGCACCTTTGCGCTTGTTCGCTCGAGCCTTAGCGGAGGCATCACTCATCGTTAGCCTCACGCAAACCTGACCCGCAGCACCAGCAGAAGATTCTGTCGATGCCGTCCCTCGTAATGGTCACCCTCGCCGGGTGGTCACACCTCGTCATCGTGTCTCCAAGTCAGCGATATGCATGCGTGCCGGCTCATACACAAGCCACGACACCACACCACCGGAAGGATCAGCCGGGCCGTAACGGTTCTTCACCGCACACACCCCGAGAAACCCAGGGTTCGAGTTCGTCACGGTCAGGATGCAGGCCGGCGTCTGAGCGAGCTTCCCCATGATCGCTGATCGTGGCGGGGCAGGGTTACCGGGAACACCCTCACTTGTGTGATGCAACGTTAGGAATGCAGCGGATGTCTCCCGACTCCACCATTTGAATTCCCTGAGCAGGGACCGCAGGGATTCCCAAGCGTCACCATCCGAATGCGTGCAGTCGATCAGGTTGTCGATGACCACGAGTTCGGGGTACTGCCCGTACAGTTCCACGAACGCATCAATCTCCAGCTCAATGTCAGACAACGATGGTGCAGACTCGAAGCACCAGCGGATGTGCTTCGCCTGAGCGAGTACTTCGCCTGCCCACTCAGAGTCAGCCATCATGGGTTCCACCTGGGACTGGTCAACGTCGGTGATCATGGATGCAAGGCGCAGCGCCATTGTGTGTTCGTGCGTGTCCGCGCTGAAGTACAAGCACGGGCGTCCAGCCTTCAATGCCCAATGCAGCGCCAGCGTGGACTTGCCTGCACCGGGGGGACCACTGAGCATCGTGATTTCTCCGCGACGCAGGTGGATTTGGCGTGCAGCCAAGGACTGGTACACGTTCGGCAGCGTCGCTGCGATCTTGTTACCAGCCTTGACGGCACGATGAAGGCTCCGCATGAACTACAGGCGCACAGTCTTCTGGCACTGCTGCTGCTTCGACGGTGCCGAGCAGACATAGAAGGCTTTATAGGGGCTGCCCGTCTTCTTCGAGATACCTGCCGGCACCAGCTTCATCGGCTGACCGTGATCACACATCGGTGCAGGACCGGACGGTTCCGGTGCGGCAGGAGCAGCACCCCACGGATCCGATGCGGGAGCCGACGCCTGAGCAGGCGCCCACGGGTTATCGGCAGGAGCGGCACCCGGTGCAGGCGAAGGGGCCGCAGCCACGAGGGTGGCGGCATTGGATGCGCCCACGCTGAGAGTGACTGACTCGATGAGGGTCTGCATGCCCTCAGCCAGTTCAGCCCAATGCATCTGGAACTCCGAAGCGGACCCGCCACGGACAGTGATCTGCACGTCGTGACCCGCGATGGGCAGGCGCACGTTCGCGCTGAAAGCGGACTCAGTTGACACTATTCCTCCAGTCAGATGTTGCAATCAATCGTTTAAAAAAGGGAGCTTGTAGGGGGGCTTGCCGCCCACGGCGTAGCACGACGGTGCCACCGTGCATGTCTGGCACATGGACGTGACGTGGGGGAGGAACCGCTCGGAGCGGATGGAATCCTCGAAGGTGGACAGCCAGTAGGACAGAAGTTCGTCGGTGTAATGGGCGAGGGACACCAAGCCACCTACGTCGCCTTTGCGTGCCATGTAGTAGGCACCGAGGGTG